GTCTTGCGGCCCCTGTATTGGCTGGATATGATCCACTGCTATAGCTGGCTCCCTCCGACACCCCACGCAAATTGGGTTTCTAGCCAGAAATCCCCGGCGGTACTTCTCCCAGCGACGCCCATAGCCCCGAGCGGACGCCCCCGGGCGGTCCCTACGGCTCGGCGGATGCTTGCCATGCTCTGGGCAGGGCCTGAAGAGTGGGCACGTGGGCACCCAACAGGATCGAAGAATTGGCATCGGATTCCCCCCCCCCTAATGTTTTCTAATGGCCTCATTATATGTCAGGGAGGGTGAGAACGACTTTTACCCGCTCCACTCGCGCTCCGTCAGCGTCAAAATACCCGACATCGGTCAACGAATGAATCTTCACTGGAGCCGAAGCCCCGCTGAATTCGAGATTATCGTCCGGCACAGATTCCACAAGGCCATGATCCTCTCCGTAATCGTCGTACTGCCAGTCAGCGTATGGCTCCGCCTCTATCCGGCAGGTGATGCCGTCCGCTAGCTCGCGGATTTTCATGATCCGGACGAACGAGAGCCAGCTCGGAATGTGTGCTGATGAGATCTTCCGGACCGTTTCAACCGGAGCCCACTTCAGGGCGAGATGTATCGGGACTTCAAAACTCAGTTTGCCCGTTCTCCAACTCCCCAGGAACGCCCCATTTCGCCTATAAAGACGCTCCATTAGCCGCCCTGCTTGGTCCTTGTTATTCACCAGCGGAAGCCACCGACTTAAAATTGTCCTGTCCCTCAACGGCTCGCCGAACATACGCGCCTGACTTTCCTGCGAAACCTTGCTTCGCTTGGTCAGGGTGATCCTCTCGTCGCGAGAGCCTCTATCTACAAATGAGACATTTATTTCATTTCCCGGTTCCTGCGAGGGTTTCCAGATTATGGTAGAGCGGCCGTCTCGCCTAATGACAGTGGGAAATGCTCCACGGTCTGTTATCAGCTCCTCATCATCCAGGCTCAACTTTTGAGCGGCTGTGAGCTTTTTGGGGATCACGAACCGAATCTTACCGCCATCGTTGATATAGGTGCCATCGCAGGTATCGAGGATGGCCTTCAGAGCTGTTTTGTGTGAGCCCTGTATCCGTAGGTATCCATTCGCTTTAAACCGCCTTGGCCTCAAGCCGGCTTCTGGCAGGATCTTGAATCGGTCGCCCCGCTTGGGGAGGTTCCCTGTGTCAGCATGCGGAAAATTCTTCTCTACACTGATGATGATAACAGGAAATCCCAGATCAACTGAGCCAACATTATGGTCCCCAAGCACGCTTGGCTCAAACTCCTCAAGCTCTTGGAGTGGTTTAATGGAGGTAATTCTCTTCCGGATGTGGAGCTTCGACCCGGAATTCCCCACCTCGATGGTTATCTCTCCGAACTGCGAAAAATCGCTTAGATCCCAGTTCGCTTCTAGTTCGCCCCTATCGACAGCCACCGCGATCCAGTTTCGCTTTGTTAGGTCTGCTACATGGTCTTCCGAATCTCCCGGCCCGAAAAGAACGAATCCAGCCAGCAGGCTCACTCGGCTTTCTACAACCCCTATTTCCTCCTGACAGTAGGCAGACTCATTGCGGGCCGCAACAAGATCGATCTCGTTGTCGCTCTTGCCCGCTCCGTATCGAGTGTTCCGTAAATAATGGTATGCAAACTGAATAGGGTTAGGCCGTGATGTCCAATACAATTCGCTGTTGTCGTCCGCTTGGGCGTCCTCCTCTGGCAACATCCGAGTCATAACGCCCTGGATCGAGATATCGAGTTCGGACGTCTTCCTATCCGCGCCCGCTTTCGGCTCGGATCTGGTTCTAACTAGAGCCAGCCCAGACATCGCGACCCCATTCCCATCCTCAGTGTTGAAGAGATCAGGATTTGCGCTGTATGTGTCTAGTACGTGGTCTAGCTTGACCGATATTGATTGCCTTGATCCTACAGCCTGCATTTGCTGCTCCAGAGTCAGTTCCCCACTGGTTACAGCGGCCCCGTCATTGGCCTCAGCACCCGCAGTTCTGCCGCTGCTCTGAACACCCCAGCAGATGAGCTGATCTTTTTTGGCGTTCGCGTCAGCCGAGCCAAAGCCGTCTGCCGTGCCGTCGTCTACGCTGCCGCCGTCGATAGCCAACACCTCCAGGCTATAAATCCGGCCCTCGCTTACCACATGGAGCGCGTGTTGAAAAGCCCCCTGGTTAGATAGTCCCAGAAAATCCGCTGTCTTTGTGTGACAGGCCCCCACAGCTATCGGTATCGTTGATCCCGAAAGACCTTCGTTCCCTTGGCTGGTCGTTTCATACGGTCGCCAGGTCATGAGCCCCACCCTGCGCCGCCCATGAAATGTCTGTTTCGCAGGCACGATGTGCCCCGTGAAATATCGCCGCGCATCGTTGTTCAAAACTGTCAAAACTTGGCTCCCACTCGGGCCGAACATCCCTCGATCCTGGCACGCCTGGACAGAGTAGTTGCAATCCCCAAAGCTCGGCCCCACAACATACCCATCCTCAATCGCGGGAATAAGGGAACTCGTTGCTCCGGCAACTGTCCACCCTGAGACGGTCAGCTCACCTTCCGCAACGCTTGATACCTCCCCTACTAAAGATTTAGTTTCTACAAGCACCCAGTCTCCAGGAACAATCGCGATAGAACCATCGTCAGGATTCAGGAACTTGGCACCTGAGTCGCTGAGTGTCGTGCTCGTCCCACCAGTGGCTTGTCCAGAAGCCCTATTAACTGGGATGCCCTTCCCTCTCACAATGTCATAAGGACAGTGCCCGTCAACGCCGTCTGCGAAAACATTATTGCAGTTCGTTTCATATCTGCGTTGAGCCTGAGCCCCCAGGCCAATGAATCCAAACCCGAGTTCGAGAGTGGCTGTGTCTTCCTGTAGGATAGGCTCCCGTGAAATATGCCCCTGCCAATACCTTTCGATGATATTGTTGGGCGGGGAGAGCGTTGGAAAAAGGCGCGTGCATGACACCCGCCCCCCTTGAAAAGTGACGCCCTCGTTGACCAATTTGGTGACCCGAAGATCGACGTTCGACAATGTCAAGCTGGTCTTGTCGTCGTCGTCCCCTACCGGGAACGGAAGCTCCCCTTGACTAACAACGAGAGCTTCATATATAGCCCCATCTGGAGCGGCAAACGCCTGGCTATTGTCGCTCCGCCGGAACGCATTAGAATACCTACAGGCCCTAATGAGCCCCTCAGTGCCTAGATCTATATCCCAGAGATCGATGAGATGTATGCCCCGGTTGTCGCTCAGGTATTCAGAGACTTCTGCCGACAGGGTGCGTGACATCTAAACCGAATGGTCCTGCTCAAAATTCAGACTAGTAAAATCTCCCAACCGCCACGTTGTTTGGACCCAGCCAATCTCGCTCAGGCACTTCACGAGATAGCGTCCCGTGGAATTTGTGACGGCCTGCCCTCTGCTATCGGTTCCCGAGCTAGAAACCTCCCCAGTCCATGTAGCTATCACATCGTTCTCACTCGGCAGATAGAAATAAAATGACGTGTCCCCCTCGTCTATCCTGGCCTGGAGGAATAATATCATCGAATCGAGAGTCGCTCGGATCTCCCGCGTGGTGAAGGTCACAGAAAACGAATGTGCCCCCCTGTAGGTTGACGTCCCCTGCTGGCCGTCCGCCTGGAGGTAACTGGGCGAGGTGATTCGCGTGTATATGTGCCCCGGTGCTGTGTCAACCCGGATTCGCGAAACCCGTCGAGTGACTTGCACCCCCAAAGTCGGCATGAATAGCCAGGTGGCAGGCATTAGATCACATTGTCTCCAAAACTATGCTTCTGAAATTCCCTGCGGTCCCGTGCATCTGCTGAGCCAAACACACCACCGTTCTCCTCCAGCCCTCCTGTAACTACCACGCCTCGTGGAACTGCTGAGAGCCGACTCAGAGCCGCCGTGACAGCCTCTAAACCCGCGCCGCCGCCGCCGAAGCTTGACATGTCTTTGAGAGGCACAATTGCCTCAGGCCCCATCTCTGCTAACGTAAACTCCTGCCCCGAGCTGGATACCGCAAAGCTCGGAAAATTCACGATTCCGCCACTTGCCGCTTTGACGGCAGCGCCCCCCGCAGCTCCCGACACAGCACCCAGCATAGGACCAACCCCAGGAATGAACGACAGGAGGGAGGGCAGGAACTTCGACATAATCCCGCCTAAGAGGCCACCCCCACCGCCACCCGACAAAGAGGCCATTACTCCGCCGAGCACTTTGCCGAATTTCCCAGTTGTAACCCCAAGCTTCAAGAATTGCGGGATGACATCGTTGCCGATCATGCTGCTGAAGTCATTCACTTTCAGCCCCATATGATCAAATACTGAAGCTGCGGGCTCCATCGCTACGCCTAAGTTTTTGAAGTTTTCCTCCAGCCCCGAAAGAGAGCTGCTTATATTTCCCTCAGCGTCTAGCTCCGGCTTCTTGCGAACGATGATGCCCGATATGTTTTTGTCCTCTACTTCCTTAAGTCCTGCCAGCATTTGCGCTTCCACCTCCGCAGGCGAAGTTGCTAGAGTCGGTTTCGCTGCTATTAGGTCTGCATCTGTCAGTTTGTCCATTGGAGCAAGGTGCTGCCCCGCTGGCAATGATTGCTTTTCAGTGTCCATAAACGACAACAAACGGTTTTCATCGTGAATTTCCTTGATCGCTGTGTTGAGTTTTTTCTTGAATGCCTTGGCGGCGGCGTCTCCCATCACCGTGCCCAATTCTTCCCCGGTCTCTACTCCAGCCGCTGGAAGATCTTTGAGGGCGGTCTTGGGGTCAACTTTCTTAGCTATACCGGCAACCGCTACTGTGATGGCCTTCAGTTTGCTATCTGCAACTGCCAGCGCGGCTGTGGAATCGCTTATCCGTTGCTGATTTTTGACTACTTCTTCATTCACATTTTTAAATGCGTCGCGTAAAGTCCCAAACATCGCTATATTCGCGCCCGGGATTTTGTTTATCGTCTCAATCGCCGACCGTGCTGTTCTCAGGATCGTATCTACCGCTTTGAGAAAGTCTAGAATCATCGACTCAAGAACAGACCCAATGAGGAAAAAAGCTTTGATAGGCAAAGCAGCTAATTCTGCGATCTTTTGGAATCCGGTCTTAACCTCTCCGGTGCTGTCCCCTACATCGTGAAATCCTCTAGCCATCTCACTGAGCCCGTCAACGAGTTCTGCGCCGATGCTTAACAGGAATTCCCAAATGGGTAAGAGGTGCATCCCTAGTTCTGTCACCAGTTCCTCGACCCGTGTCTGGAGAATCCTCATTTTATTCGCGGGGCTATCCATCGTCCGCGCTAGGTCGCCTTGAGCATCTTTTGTCTGATCCAGGATAGCGAGCCACCGGGCCTGGACTTTCTGCGTCTGGGACATGGCCTCGCCCTGTTTTATGATCCCATGCCGCATTGCCGTCTGTTTTGACGTGGTTTCATCTACCAGAATACCCAGGCGCTTAAGCGGCTCCGCTTCTCCCGTTATCCCAGCCTGGAGTTTCATAAAAGCATCCGCTGGAGCCAGATTGAAAAATGACGCCATATCGTTAGCGAGTTGAGTGATTCCGGTCGCCATGCCATAGGCATCTTTCTTAGCGATCCCCATGCTCTTCGTCATCTGGAAAATAACACCGACGTTTTTGCGCAGCTCGAATTGGTTTAGACCGAGAGCTTTGGAAGTTGTAACTGACCACTCGCGTGCAGCCGTCGCCATGTCTTTCATAGAGACGGTAAAGAGATTCTCGCTCTCGACCGCATCCATGCCCATCTCAATCGCCTTTTTCCCTACCATAGCCAACCCAGCAGCGGCAGCGGTAACAGCTACAGCGCCCATTGCCGCCAGCCCCTTAGTCAGTCCACCCATTGAGCCACTCAGGCTGGTAAAACCTCCAGAAAGTCGCTTGGTTGCATCGTTCATCTTGCGGAGTTTTCCGCCGGTAGACTTAGCAACCTTATCTAGCCGTTTAAGCGCACGCCCGCCCGTCTGCGTGGCTCGGGTCAGCCCTTTTGCATCCCCCTTAAGCTCGAACTTGACTACGGCCATTATCGAATCCCTGACGGTATAAAATCAGACGGTCTTTTTCGGCTCTTTCCTGACGAGAGGAAGCTGATCACCGGGGCGGTCAGCTGCGCAATTGGCTGGTAGCAATGAAGTAGCCCTCGTAGGTAGCAGGCATACAGTGCGTTGTATTCGTTGGGCGTAGTGCCCCAAAACTCATGTTCTGACAACCCCAGATTGACCCGAGCATTAGCCCAGACCTCTAGCCATTCATCTCTTTCACCACGGTAGGGCGCGTGTTCGCCTGGGTACCCTCCTCGGGCACTCCCCAAAACTTCCCGAACGCTTCATTCAAGGCCTTGTTCACGCCGTCCATGCTCTCGCCGTTGAGATCAATTTGCCTCGCCAGGTCATCGTCGGTCAGATCCGGCTCCGCATGGAGCAGCCCTGCCCAGACATAGGTGATGAGTTCATCGATCCCAAAACTGATAGAAGGGTTTCCCTCCTCATCTGTCGGCGGGTTGAGCAGATCCACGCCGAGCTTGCGCTTGATCTGGCGAACAGCGAAAAACGTATACCTGAGCGTGCGCTCTTTTCCGCCGATCTTGACCAACACCGGTTCAGTGATGGTCTCGGCGCTCACGACGTGGCCCTCACCATAGCTCCAGCCGCCACCACCTCGATAGTGATCATCTCTCTATCGCCCACAGTCGCTTCTATAGGATTCCAGCTAGCGACGTATCCTGTTCCGGTATAGGTAGGATTTGAGGCCCCCACCGCAGCGGTGCTGCGCTTCAAAACGAAGACTTTAGCTAAGCCTTTATTAACCCATAGATGAGCCTCCTCTGTCGCGTCGTTATAAATCGTTGCCGACATCGTCCAGTTTTCCAGCCCTGGCATCGAACCTCTGGTTGTGTCCCCAGATACCGTGGCCTCCATCTGCTCAATCGAAAACGACATGGTTACCGATTCGAGCTGCGAGCTATAGTCGACCCCGTCGTATGAAAAATACGGTGCAGTGCTTACATTCCCCGTGACTGGCATAATCCCTCCTTAATTAGTCGATACCCATTACAATATGAACCTTATAGGGGCCGCTGCCCACAATGGTGTAGCTCACTCGCCACCAGTCGTCTGTAAACGGCCCTGCAACCGGCAGAATATACTGTGAACCGGCCCCCGTAGTGACCTCCGAAAATGATGCTCGCGGGAGGGCAGATGAAAAGCCGGCGTTGTCGTCGCTCTGGATCACCGCATTGAATGTCGTTCCGCCAGCCGACAGGATCTGGAGCATCGCATAAATACTTTCACCGGCTGCGACAGCTCCCAGCTGCCGCCCGGTGCCTACGCCGCTAGCTGTCAAATTTGACGTTGCATCGAGTAGCACTGTGCCGCGAACTACGCCCTCAACCTGGTCGGGCAATACCTCGAATTCGTACGTCGGTATTTCACCCAGTGCCTGAGGCATGTTATAGCTGAATCCATTCCCCTTTATAATGTAGGCTGTCTCTCCTGAGGCGTTCGTATCCGTTCCTAGCGTGCAGTAAACCGCCGTCCCACTGAGGGTCTTAAGGGTGGCATCCGAGCCCGTCGCCCCTTCAGTGACATAGCCCGCGAGGCTTACCTCTGCCGTCATCAATCCGGGCACTGACACCTTTGTCGTATCTCCCATGACGGTCGCGTCTGCGGCTTCAAATCCTATAGATAGCGTCTGTGATGTGCTGGTTCCTGTGAAGTCGATACCGTTGAGATAGATACGCCTATTGATGGCGACCTTTCCAGTCACTGGCATTTGCTTATCTCCCCATTTCGGCTAGCGCCCCACGGCGTCGCCAGCTC